GAATGTATATGTAGCAAAAATAAATGGATTAAGAAAATATAAAAAGATAATAAAACATAATATTATAAGAAAAAAAAGTAATAAGATAAATAAAATTGTGACAATTAGTGATGAAAAAAAGTAACCGATTATAACAATTGCATCACCAATTAAACCGAATATGCAAAATAAAAAAACAATAAATACACTTATAAATAGAATACATCTAATGTTATATGTTTGTTGGAAATATAATCATACACTTGTTACTGGATTATGGGGGTGTGGTGCATTTGGAGCAAATCCAGAAGATATGGCTCAAATATGGCAAGATGCTATAAATACATCGCGTTTTTTACCCGAACGAATTGTATTTTCTATAATAATAGATAATTATTCTAATAAATGGGGTAATGCAAATTCAGTTGGTAAGATATTTGAAAAAATAAAAGTATAATTATCCTTAAAATAAACAGCCTCCAATTATTTTGCTATGTGTATATCCAAAAGCATTAACTTCTGTTTCAAATGTTGGAAATTTATTATTTATATTATCATCTATTCTCATTTTTATATTTTGTTTATTATTTATATTGATTTTATCGAGTTGTCCCGCTATTTGATTTATTTGTGTATTACTTGTTTCTGATTTTAAATTAATATATTTTGTTTTATATTTAATATATTTTCGATAATAATTCATTATAATATAATTAACTATAATAAAAAAAATATTTTACTTCCAAATAAGCAAACATGCACATTCGTATTCTTCATATAAATCATCTCCTGATTGATCATTATATTCTGAATGAGATGATACTTGTTTACCATCAGTAATATCCGATAATTTTGTATTAAAATGATATTTTTGATACTGATAATGACAATCATCAGAAAAATCATAATCAAATAACGTAGAATGTTGTAATTTTTGATATCCTTCTTCATAATCTGTTTTAATACTAAATGTATCATAGAAATAAGTTATGTTCCAACCATTTTCTATTAATTGTTTTATATATTCACGCATAGATTTTGGATATTGTTTCATATCAGATATGTCCTCAATATAATATGGCATTACGCAAAAATTATATTTATCTTCTTTTAGTGTAAAATAATTTATAATTTGTTTAGAATCTGATGATTTAGAAGAAAAATCTATCATCTGTGTTTCTAATACATTTAGAGTTTTTTCTAAATTTTGGATACGATTTTTCAATTCCATATATTCAAAATTCTTATCATCTGCTTCTGTGTTGCTAATATAATTATCTGGATTTGAATTAATTTTTTCTGGATAATATTTATTATCAATATCATTAAAAATTTCACGCATTTTAATTTCATAATATTCTTTTATTATTTCTTTTAATTTAGATTTAGATACATCTAATTTTGTTTCTACTTCTTTCTTTTTTTGTTCTATACAATCAAGAGACATATCAATATTCAGATCATCCAATTTAATTTTATTTATATCGGATAGAATTTCGGGAAGACTTGCTTTTATTGATGATTTTATTACATAACGTATACCACTTGTCACTGGTTCGCATTTATGTAGAACTTTTCCAAAGATTACGCACATAATCTTATCATCAAATTTAGATGGTTCGACACGATATTCACAATTATTGATTTTAAATACTAAATCTCCACCGGTATATTCTCCACTAATAGAATGTGGTGGATATATTAAAAATGTTGCAATATTTCCATTTGTAAATGTATCATAATGATATTCATTAAAATGATCACCTTCATTGTATTTCAATAAACTTGTATTATATGATATTTCGCATTCTAAACTATTTTTTAAGGGTTTTATTTTTTGTGTATCAATATATTTAGAATAAGAATTATATTTACCATAAATTTTTAGTTTACAAACATATTTGTAAATCTTACTCTGACGGATATTTGTATCTATAATATCTGTATTATTTTTACCAATACTAGATATTACAAATTGTTCTGGTTTTAGCATATCAAAATATGATTTATCAAGAGGTTTTGTATCATGTCTATATGCATCTATCTCTTTCTTAGTCATATAACAAAAAGTTTTTGTTGGGGTTAAATATTCTTGATCTACTTTAAGATGTAAATCATCTAATGGACCAACATATACATAATCTTCAAATGACATTTTTTAAGTTAAACTAAATTATATATAGTTAACTAAATATAAAAAAATCAATTTTTATTTCAATATTGATTTAAAATTTACTTAACTATATCTAATTTAGATATATTATGGAAAAACATAATTTTTGGAAAACACAACCGATTCAAAATACAACAATAAAAGAAAAACTCAACACAACATCTGATATAATTGAATTAAATGATGATATGTTTGGTAAATCAGAAATAAATTTACCAGAACACTTCACATTTCAAGTTATAAATTCCGAAAATAAAATAGATATGGATGATTTTTATAATTTTTTATATGAAAATTATAATCAAAAAGGTGATGATACTGGATTACATTATAGCAAAGAATCTTTAAAATGGTATTTAGATAATCCTAAAAATTTTAAAGATATGTTCCTATTTGTAAAATATAAAAATAAAGTTGTCGGGACTATAATTGGAACACCGATAAATATATCTATATTTGATAATGTTGATACTATAATTGATACATCATTCTTATGTATTGATAAAACAATAAGAACTAAATCTTTGGCATCAATTATGATAAAAGAACTATTACGGCGTATGTATTTTAATAAAGTTAAATATGGTTATTATACAAGTCCACTAAATCTACCAAATGCAATATCGAAATCAAATTATTATCATAAAATTATTAATATTAAAAAAATGATGGATATTAATTTTATCTGTAAACCTCAGTCAATATCAAATAAATCTTTTGAAAAATTATTCAAACTAAATGATAATATAGTTTTAAATATAAAAAAAATAACAGATAATGATTTGGAGAGATGTCATCAATTATATATTAAATATTATAAACAATATAAAATATATCAACTTTTAAGTCCAGAGGAATTTAAATATAAATTTATGTCATTAGATAATGTATTAGATACATTTATTTTGGAAAAAGATAATGTTATAACTTGTATGATATCAATATTTTATTTAAAATCTAGGATATTTAATAATCCAAAACATTCAGAATATAATATAGCACAAATATATCATTGTGCATATACAGATATCAATATATTTGAATTATTTTTAAATGATATTTGTATCTTAATGAAACAAAAAGATATTGATGTTATAAACTGGATTGAACAAATGTCAAATCATTTGTTTTTAAATAAATTAAACTTTAAACACGGGTCTGGAGAATTATATTATCATTTTTGGAATAAAAAATGTCCACAAATAACAAATAAAGATATTGCACTTGTTACTATATAAATAAATTAAACAAGTGTAATATTTCATTCATATGAATTACTAAATGTCTGATACATTGGATGATTAGATCCATAGTTCATACAAAGAACTTTATAAAATTGACTCTTTTTTTCTTGTTTTTCTTGATCACTCAATCCGATATATTGGGCATTGTATTCAAATGCCAACATATTAAATTCGTCAAATGATTTAGAATTCATTTTGAAGAGACGCGGATTAAACATATGATATGTGCGTGAATGAATGCAATTCGTACAATTAATACAATTATTTTTTATTTCTACAAAATTCTTACAAGGATAATTTCTTTTTTTGATTTCGTGGGTTTGATGAGTTTTTATATCACGACCACATGTGATACATTCTATTGATTCATCTGAATCGATACAAAACTTATCGCATACTTTATGATCATATTTTGACAAACCACATGTATGACAATCGCTAAACATAAAATCTACATTAGATGAAATATCGGACGAGATATCGGATGAGATATCCGACGAGATATACTTCGAACAAACGGAATGTGATTCTTTAAAAAGACCACATGATTTGCACGTCATACCTTTGAACAAAATGTCAATTGGAATTGCATCATTATCATTAAAATTATGGGCAATATCACTTGAATCAACAAAATAAGTACATGGTGTTTGTTTTAGTGTTAGATAATTGCGCAAATAAGAACCAAAACTACTAAAATCAACAATCATATTAATAGATGAAAAGATTTCTTTGAAAATACAGGCAATACCTGAAATAGTACTTTCGTCAAGATCGTATACACTATTTTTTCCACTAAGTAATTGAATGAGCTGACGTTGGATTGATTCTGATGATTTTACATCAGAATTGTTTTTTTCTGGAATATAAGAAGCAGCATCGGTAAAGATGTTAAAAAGTTCAAAAAAAGTTTGATCAATAGACTTGGTCATTTTGAGATGTTATATATATATTAACATATTATATTACAATATATATGTATTTTCAATTTTTTTCCAATGCATGTTAAAAATCAAAAATATTTTTTATTATTAATGTGAGAATTTGTCTTTAATAAATTATTTCGTGCAATAAGGAAATGTTAACAAAGATACTAAAAATTTATTTTCTTTATTTTTTATAAAATTATATGTGTATAAATTATAATTATAATCTATAATAAAATTACTATTTATGATATATTATTATACAGATTTAAATATTTAGAATTAACTAAGACAAAACAACAAATAGTTTCTGAAATAAATTTCAATAATAAAGAAGTTATTGATAGAACATCTTTTTATAAAAAAGATAATAATATTCCATTAAAATATTATAAATATATTTTTACATGTATGAAAAAATTATATAATGGAAAAATTAAACAATGTTAATAAATAATAATACTATTTTTTTTTAGATAAATCCGTAATAAAATCGTTAAATTTTTTTTTATATTCATTTAATATTGAATTATACAACTTTTTCATCATTTTATTCTCTGTTTTTTCTAAAAAATTTTTAAATATATCCTTTATTTCTATTTTTAGCTTATCTTTTTTATTTATTTCATAAAATATATTTATGAAATCCTTATCACTATTTGGTATTAAAATTATTAATTTGCCCAAGCAACATGTATAATCAACTTCTTTTTTTTTCAATAACAATTTTACAATTTCTATGTTTTTATGGTTAATTGCACTTTCTAATAATGTTTGCCCTGTATCTGTTTTCAAAAGATTAAAATTAATGTTAGTATTTTTTTCCAATAAATTTTTTATGATTTCGTTGTATTCTAATGATGAAATCATAGAATCGTCTACAACAGAACCATTTTCTAATAATAATTGTATAATATTTAAATAATCATCTTTTGATTTTGAAATACTATATTTAAACCAATCATTAGATAGCGTTATTGCACGTTTATTACTAGTATTTAGTGAATTAACGTCGGCGCCATTATCTATTAATAATCTTATGATTTCTAGATGTCCATTTTCTGCTGCCAAATGTAATGAAGTATTTTTATTTATAACATCTGCGCTATTTAATAATAAACTTACAATTTCTGGATTTTTTTGTCTTACTGCCAAATTTAATACAGTCTCATGAGGATGAGGATTCCCTACTTTTGTATTTAGTGCATTAACATTGGCGCCATTATCTATTAATAATTTTACAATTTCTAGATGTCCTCTTTCTAGTGCCGAATATATTGCTGTGTTTACATATAAACCTATTACATTAACGTCGGCGCCATTTTCTATTAATAATTTTACGATTTCTAGATGTCCATTTTTTGCTGCCAAATGTAATGCAGTAATATAATTGTTATTTAGTGTATCAACTTTACCCTTTTCTATTAATAATTTTTCTATTAATAATCCTACGATTTCTAGATGTCCATTTTTTGCTGCCAAATGTAATGCAGTCTCTTTTTCTTTATTTACTATATTAACATCGGCGCCATTTTTTATTAATAATCTTACGATTTCTAGATGTCCATTTTTTGCTGCCAAATGTAATGCAGTCTCTTTTTCTTTATTTACTATATTAACATCGGCGCTTTTTTTAATGATAAATTTACGTTTTCTAGATGTCCTGTTTCTACTGCCAAATGTAATGTAGAATTATTTTTATTTCCACCTTTTAATGCTAAATATTTATTTTTATATTTAAAATATTTTTGTTTAAACTTTTCACTATTCATAAATATATATATATATATATATTTATTTTTAATTATAGTATTGTTTAATATTTATATTGTTTATTTTTTTAAATTTGTTAAGTATCAATATATAAATAAAAATAAAAAAGTATTTAATGTAATTTATATATTGATTATTTTTATCGTTATATTAACTTTGCTTATTACACATTCATTAATTTTTTTTAACAATCACAATCAAACCCATAATGTTCTTTTAAATATATTTTATGATTTGTTATTTGTTTATTTTCTAAATATGAATCAAATATTTCCTCCCCCTTTTTTATATTTCTAATAGATTTAACATACATACTACCATAATTTTTATTAAAAGTAAATTTAACATTCGGATTACATGAATGATTTAATTTTGCAATGTTTGGTAATGTCAATGGTCCATATTCATTACCTTCAAAAGCATTGTATATATATTTTGCGAAATAATATTCTATTTCTTCCTTTGAAAAATCTATTAAAAAATTATATAAATTTTTATCAGAATATCTAATAGATTTTATAATTTTGTGAACTGATTTTATCAGATCTGTTTTTACATAATTATAATTACGTGGATATAATTTAATAATATCTGGATTATTCTTATTTTCAATATATTTTTTTAATATATTCAATTCTCTAAAATTCGAATCGAATCCAAATAAATTAATTTGTGAGGATTCTGTTATTAATATTTCGTCTTTTTTAATATTCTGAATAGAAACAACTTTATTATAATCATTTTGATTAATAAAATTTATTTTATTTGAGATATAATTTTGTTCTGATAAATTCTTTGGATATTTGTATATCATAATGTTATTTTATTTTAATAAAATAGATAATTAATAAATAAAATAATCAATTTTTTTATTTTATAAAAAAATTAATCATCATAACTATATGTTATAATAATAATATGTATATGAAATACGACGAGAATCACATATTGCTTCTGGCAAAGGTTTTACATATTCATTTATAATCTCTTGTTTTTTTATATCAGTAATTGTAATATCTGATGATATAATTTTACTATTTTCCAGAACAATAGTACCGGTAAATGCAATATGACCAATAATAGTTTTATTTGTTAATGTGTCATAATCATAATCATAATTTTTATGATTAATATTAATAGTATCATTAACAACTGCCAATTTATTATTATTATTCCAAATATAACTTTTATAAATATCATAAATTATATATTTAGAAAGTATGATATTTGTATCAATCAAAATACCCATATTATATTCGCATTGAATTTCATAATTATTATTGATAATCTGTGTAATACCATGACGCAAATTATCAACAAAAAATGCTTCCTCGATAATATCACCATTACGTTCCTTTGCAATAAAATGTCCATTAAGTTTTCCAGATACAAGATAATATGTACAGAATACATTACCATCAAAATAATATTCAGTGATTTGACCAGAATAATTATCATACTTTTCTCTACACGTTTCATAGAATTTATGGAAATCGAGATTCTCTCTTTTCAGAAAGACTCTGATGGGATGCTTTCGCAAATAATATTCTGAATTAATAGTATAATTCTGAACTTTGCGTAAGAGTTTTCCATCAGAATTTTCGATTTGCAAGATCTTAAATTTCGCTACATTGAAATGAATATTCTCATTTTCTGGTGGCTCGGTCAGATTAAATTCTACCGTCCAAACATTATTCCGCTGCTTGGAATAACCAATATAAGCTTGTGAATCAGATGACTCCATTTTTTATAATATATTATAAATAAAGTATACTATACAAATAAAAAATCAATTTTTATTCAGATAATATTGTGTTGATATAATCTCTTATTTTATCCATTTTTTCTTGTGGAATTTGTTTACCAGAATAACCATAATCACGTTTCCATAATTCTATTTTTACACAATACGCATCATATTCTGTTATTATTCCTTGTTTTATATCATTTAGATAATTATATTCTTTTATTAAAATTCCTTCATTATTATATTCTCTACATAATCCATTTAATTTATGATCAATATAATTGCTTTCTTTTATTAAATTTTCCTTATTATCATATTCTCTACATAATCCATGTATTTTTCCATTTATATAATGTTTTTCTTCTTGTATTCTATCTGTACCATTATATACCATATAATATTTTTTACAAAGTCCATTTTTTTTATCATTCACAATATAAAATTCAGCCGACAAATGACCATCAATATAATAATGTTTTATAATTCCAGCATATCCATTTTTAAAATAAAGATAATTTTTATTTTTATGAAATTCATCCAGAAATGCCCTATGATATGATTTAAAATATTTTCTTTCTGTTTTATATGTATTATTTATTGTATACATATTATATGAATCAATTTTTTCATTTGTATCCATATCAATAATATTTATTATTTTGAATTCTGTTGTATCATATGTTGCATTTAATTTGTCAACTATATCACTTCGATTTTCTGCATATTTTTTTGCATTTGTTGGTTTTGAATTTTCGGTTAATTCAATCTCAAAAATATATCTATTTATTTTAAAATATCTAGACATAATCTATTTTATTTTGTTATATATTGTGATAATAAATAAAATATATATATTTTCAATTTTTTGACAATGAATGTTAAAAATCAAAAATATTTTTGATTTATAATCGTTCACTAAATGGTATGTAAAGAAATATCATGAAAAATATAAATATACAAAAATAATAGAAGCTATTAAAAATGATACATTGTACAGAAATAAAGTTAACAGTCTTCTAAATATTTATATATTTCGCGTTTAATATCTGAAATATACAAATATTAGGAGACTTACAATTTGTAACGGGAACTATGAAGTAGTTTTTTTATAGGAAATAAAGATGAAAAGTCAAAAAACATATATTTGCGTTTTTATGTACATAAATAATTAAATTAAAATATTATAAAAAAAAATATAAAAAATAAATTATAAATAAAAATACAAAAAGTATTTATTGTAATGTATATATTTATTATTTTTTGTCACTATATTAACTTTCCTTATTACACATTCATTAATTTTTATTAATAAAATTATTTCTGATACAAACATATTTAAATATAAAGTAATTAATAAATATTATAAGATAATGTATACTAATTTAACTAACTATTTTCGATTCATATATATTTATATTATGTATACCATAATATATCCATTAATGTATATTCCATTTGCTATAATAAATAGAATAAAAAATAAACCATCAACATATTCCCATACAATTACACAAAAGTGTATGGATTATTTTAATTGTAAAAAAGATTATTTAACAGATAATAATATTATTGATTCTGGATTTATATTATCAAATCATAGATGTTCATTTGATTTTATGTTCGATCCATATATTGGCAAGTCTGCAGTAATTGCTAGATATAAAGCAATTTTATGTACATTCTTTTTATCTCTATTGGGAATAATAGAGCGACGTGTTATACCAATGCAGAAATCATTTAATAGAAATTATATTTTTGATTCGACTAAATATTTATTTGAATATAGATATCCTGATGAAGATAATACATTTAATAAACGCGTGACATTTTTTCCAGAAGGTACTCGATCAAATTATACAAAGATAGAAAAACTAGATGATACACAAAAAATATTAAAACCTGGTTTATTAAAGTCTATTTATGAATATAATAAAAAACCTGTACAAATAATTATCACAAAAAATAAAGAAAAAGTATATAACGAATTTACTATTGATATTAATTTTGGAGTAACTTTGTCAGTATATATATCAAAAGAAATATATCCATCTGAATTCAATTCATATGAAGAATTTTATAATCATATATGTACACAATGGTTTAATATTTTTAATGAAGTTTATCATGAATGAATTAATTAGTAAATAAAATATTTTTTATTTTTTGTTCAATATTTCCATCATACAAAAAGTACCACTATGTAGTAATACAGCCCTTGCTATAGCAAGACTAAATCCAGAATAAAATTGTCTAATTCCTCCTTGATTCCAAGTTGTCTTTATTAAATCTATCATATTTATTTTAGAATTATTATTAGATTGAATAATAGTTTTAATTCTATCTTGTGGATAGATAAAAAGCCATGCATTTGATCCGGCTATACCGCCAAATACAAAACTAGACACAATATCGATTTCTTTGTTTTGCGATGTGTAGAATTTATTTTTTAAATATTCATATGTTGAAAAGTAAATAGCAAATCCTGGCACTTCTCTTGTAAAAGTAGCCGGAAGTCCTTTAAATAGAAAGCTTGGTTTTGTACATTCACTTAGATTAAATTTAGTTTGATTTTGGCTTAAGATTTTGATTCTCTCATATGGTGAAACAATTAGAGAAGCAACAAATCCAGAAATAGCTCCTGAAACCGGAATACTTGTATTCTGTTTGTTATGGCAAAAATTATATGTACCAAATACAAGACATTTTTCTAAACCAACTCCAAGTAATGGTGATGTAATTCCACGATATAAATTTGTAGGTTTGTATTGAAATGATGACATATTTTTTTTTGTTTGCATATGAGTTTTAATTGAATCAACCGGATGACTAATTAAAATACCAAACATTCCAGAAAGTGCACCTTTAACATAGTGATTATCAGGAACCAATTCAATAATAGTCTCCATTATAAATATAATAATATAAACATATAGATATTATAGATATTATAGATAAATAAAATCAATTTTTTTTATATTTGGCGTATTACTTGATGTAATTTAAAATTATCTGATTTTAATCCTTTACTTAATTTATTTATAACATTATTATAATCTACATTCATATCACATGAATATAAATCAATAGAACATTTATTGTGTTCTGGATAAGTATGAATTGAAAAATGACTAGTAGAAAGCAAAAATATCATTGTGAAACCTTGCGGTTCAAATTTATGACAAACGGTATTTAATACAATAAATTTTTCTTCAACAGCAATATCATTCATCAAGTTTTTTATATAATCAATATTTTCTAATAGATCAAAATTTACTTGAGCAAAATCCAACATAATATGAACACCCATTATTAAATTTTCTTTTATGGTTTTTTTTGTATCAACAAAATATTTAAAATGATTAAATGTATTATAATATTTAGTTTCTATATGTAGATTATTAAAATTTTTGAAATTTAGAAAATAATTTATAGGATCAATATGATTCGAATAATAATTAAAAACATAATCATTAATTTTTATTTTATTAATATATTTTGAATTTATTTTTTCATTATAATTTGTAGAAATTTTAAACCAATCTAAATAGTTCCAAATAAAATATTGATTATTTGTTTTTTCAGCATGTATTAACATTTTTGTTTTATTTATCAAATTATTTAATAATGTAATATTGAGACTATAATTATTTTCTAAAATGATTATATCATAATTATTTTCTAAAATTGTGTTTATAAGACGAATATCATTATATTTAATTATATTTTTAATATTATATTTTTGTAATTCTCTGTAAATATTATCATTTGATTCAAATACTACAACTTTGATATCATCTAATTTTTCAAAATATTGAAGCGGAATATGACTTATTATTTCATGATATTCATCCATTATAGTTTAATAATAATACTTATAAACTTAAATATATTGGTTAAACTCATTAAATTTCATTTTTTTTCTAAACAATTTTTTTCTAAATAAAAACTGAAGTTAAAATAAAATATAATATGATATGATTTACAAATATTATCACACATTAAGAATGGATATTCGCAAAGTATATAATAATATTGCTCATGATTTTGACAGAACTAGATTTCAAGTATGGCTAATTATAAAAAAATTTATTAATTCTCTACCAAAAAATTGTAGTGTCGCAGATATCGGTTGTGGAAATGGCAAGAATATCGATTTATCCAGAAAAGATATAAATTATAAAGGTATGGATATTTCAGATGCTTTTGTTAAAATATGTATAAAAAAAGAATTAGATGTTATCCAAGGTAATATTCTTAATATACCTTTTGAAAATAATCAATTTGATAATTCTATGTCTATTACGGTTATACATCATCTATCTGATCGTATGGACAGAATAAAAGCTATTTCTGAATTATTGAGAATTACAAAACCTGGGAGAAAAAAACTCATAATGTAATGGCTATTCCATATATATTTTTTTTATCTATATCGTTAGTAATAGTATACTCACAATAATCATAAGCTGATGACATTTTATAAAAATAATACATTCCAGATGGTGCATTTGATAAATTTCTTTGTCCATATGGTTTATCAATAATGACTTCATATAAACCTAAATTATTTAAAGCGTTTCTTAAATTTTTCAGAGATTCTACATCTGATGAAAATTCAGATGGAATATAATATTTTATACAAGAATTTTTTTGTAATGCATTTTCAATCAGATCTATCAATCCTTGGCCACGTTTTTTATCTTTTTTATAATTTTTTACAAATCCTTCACTAAATGACATATAACGGATAATATAATTTATTATCTTAAATCTATTATATATGAATTATCTATTATTACTTATAATAACATCTATTATTGCATTGATACCAATAATTTTTATAAAAAAATATATAAATACAAAAAATATTAATAATTTATTAATTGCAGGATTTTTTTATTTATTATTACTTTTATCATATGTAAAAGTATTCTCTCAATCAGAAGTTACATCAGCATATACATTATTACAAATAATACAAGTTTTAATTATTGTATTTATCGGTTTTATAATATATAAAGAATCTGTATCAAGAGATAAGATTATTGGTATTGGTGCCGGATTAATTTGCATTTATTTTCTAAATAAATAATTTACCTAATAGACTAAATTAAATTTAATCATAAAGAAAAGAAGAAATATTATTTTCAACAAAATCAATATCATATTTTTTTTGTTTACTCCACATTTTGTATTCTGTACGACGCAAACGATAAAAATCAACATATGCGAGAAGAATAATACAAAGCAATAGTATCGAAAAAGTAAGAGCAAAAGTGGCAAAATACAAAGGAACATGATTACGGTTTAATATAATGTAGAATCCATTGACTTGTTCAAAATATACAATCATATTGATAATGTTATCAATATTGATATTATTTGAACATGTAGATACATTCGAAATAACACAATTATCATAAACATTATAAATATTTTGATATTTTTGTACTTTGTATACCGGAATAATATACGATACATTGCGAATAAAAATTACATTTATAATTGTACCGATGTTATTTTCTTGTTTTTGATATTCGTGTAGTAGAAACAAACCACATAGAATCAAGAACACACACAAGAATGAAATGTATTTGTAATAACGAACTTCCATAATCCAAATTGTACGCATTGTTAATATGCTGGTAATATTAATATGTATATATATCAAAAATTAGTATATATTTAATTTCAATTTTTTTTCATATATAATATATATGAACCTACTAGCATTATATATATTATTGCCAATTGTTGCAATTTTACCAGTATTCTTTATAAAGAAATATGTATCAAAAACAGATGATAAAGATTATAAATATATATTATTAGCATTAATTGGATATATTACATTAACATATTTATATATAAAATTGTTAAAAAAAGGAGATATGACAAAAATATTCTTTATATCACAAATAATTCAGATGATAATAATATTTATAGGAAGTATAATAATATATTCTGAAGATATTACAAAAAATAAGATTATTGGTTTAGTTATTAGTATTATTGCTATATATTTCTTTTCTCAATAAGTTCACCATAATTATCAACTTTTCATATACTAGTATATATACCCCTGAAAAAATTATCAAAAGTAACGCAAAATATTTAAAAATATTTACATGAATCTTAACTGGCATTGGTGTTATAACACCGATAGGCAGTTAAGGGGTAAAAATTAGTGTTAAATTCAAGAAAGTTAATACACTTTTATACACATTTTACCTCCAGGTGATTTTATTAATTGTATTTCAATTATTTTGAATAATTTTTATATATAAATTATATTATAGTTAATTATATTATAGTTAATTATATTATAGTTAATTATATTATAGTTAATTATATTATAGTTAATTATATTATATATATATATATGATTATATCTAGAGATCTTATTAGAGATTCAAATATAAACGAGATTTTAAAAGAATTAATATACAATTTAATAAAATCATGTATTATTAAATGGATACAAAATACACATCATACAAATAATTATAATATAAAAATACAAATAAATTATGATAAAACAAATATATTAAAACTTATTGGCTTATCAGATGTTAAAGATCTGTTATTTAGTAATTTGAGAGATAAACAAATAGAATTTATTACTGATGACAAAGATAAAGATAATACGGATTGTTATTATGCATTATTATATCATATTATAGATAATACTTTTAATAATACTTTTACAAAAACTGACAATTTTGATATTGATATTGATATATTAAAAACACATATAAATGATAATTATTTATATACTGATAATTATGCTGATAACTATTTAAATATGATAGATTTAATATTGACTAATAAAGATAATTTATATTACTGTAAATATCAACAAGATGAAAAAATCATAGGATTATCATTACAAATAGAATCTAATTCTAAAAATATAATATTATTTACAACAATATTAGAAAATTTTCAATCTGATTCAGATAATTTATCTAATATTTATAAAACACACAATTTAGAAAATTTCTGTATACATAATCCACATCATCTTCATGATGCGTCTATTGATTATGATAATACAGATTTTATCCCAGATCCGAATATAAGTGATTACCAAAAAATAATAAATGATTATATTCCGAATGCCCCAATAAAATGCTATAAATATAAACAAAAATGACAAGATTGTCCTCAAATAGATTGTGTTATTAAACCAGAAGATAAAAAAACAAAATTAGATTTATTTATAAATGCACAAAAATTTGGTTATTCAGGTTATCCAAATTTTGAAAAAGCATTATTAGAAATAAAATCTGGTGGTAAGAAATCTGATTGGATATGGTATATAATTCCATCATGTTTTAATCCACAAACAGATATTGCTAACACATTTGCCATAAGTAGAACAAGTACACCAAATATTACAGACTATTTGCAGGATGAATATCTACGTAATAATTATATAGAAATAATATCCGAAATATATAATAAACTAGAAAAAAGTAATGATATAACAAAAATAATGGGAAAAACAGTCGATGTATTAAAGTTAAAAGATTCATTAAAGAGATTTTTTAAACCTTTTATAGATATAAATACAAATAATCGATATGATAAATTTATTAATAATATGAAATTTATTATTGATAAAATAAATGAAAAAAATTTATAATAATTTGAATTTAGTAAATAATTGTGAATTAGTATTTGATGGATAAAAACCAACACAAGTTAAACTATTAGCTTCTATTTGGGTTTTACCAAAATCATAAACTGGAACACAATCATAATTTTTTAAACAATATAATAAATCAGCTTGAGAGGCTTTTAATACTATTTTTTTACATCCATTTTTCCATTTTAGATAATTAGAATATTTATCTTTAATTTTATTAGAATTATAATATGATTCTAATAAATCTTCAATAATATGTTGTACAACATGACCTACTTGTGAAGCTATTTTACCTTTACCCATATTAAGGTCATTATTTATTATTATATACATTGTATAATCTTGAGACATTTTTTATATAGTTTATTTATAGTTTAATTAATATATTAATTATATTTGCTTTATTATATTCAATTTTTATTTAAGCTATATTTTTCTTCCATAAAAATATCGGTTAATTTTCTCTAAAAAATTAAGCTATATTTTTATAGAAGAAATCATAACTTCTTCCATAAAAATATCGGTTACAAAAATAAAAGATTTTTTAAGCTATATTTTTATAGAAGAAATCATAACTTCTTCCATAAAAATATCGGTTGGACATTCTTAATAATTTTGCCAGCATTTCCAATTGTTCCTAAAAATTTCCATTTATTATCTTTTCGTAGATCATTAATAAGCCATTGAACAAAATTGTGATGTCTAAATTGATTTATATTAAATGCCATAATACCGCCAACTTTTAAAGCCTTATAAATTAAATTAACCCATACTTTTAAATAATTATTATACCATTCACTTTCATTTTTATTATGTGTGGATTGTGTTTCAGAATTTGAATCATATATTTCAATATCAAAATATGGAGGTGATGTAAACATTAAATCATAAAAATTATCTTGTAGATGTGCTTTTTCAAAAGGTAATTCGTGTGTTTTGATTTCTATTTTTGGATTAACTAATTGTGGTTTAAAAAATTCTATCATTTTTTTATAATTTGGATGTAAACATGGATTTGGATCATAACCATGATAACAATCAATATTTGACGCCATTGCTGCAATTAATCTATCACCCCATCCCATTGACATATCTAAAATATTTTTGGCATTAAAATTATCTATAATAAAACGTAGATATTTTGGTTTAAAAGTAGAACATTCGCCAAATCCATCACGTCTGCCAAAATTAAATATAATATTTCTCATATTTTCCATATTTATTTCTAAGTGTTTTTCCTCTAAATGTTTTATAATTAAATCTAAATGATTTCTATAATATTCATTAGTTGTACCTTTTGAACCAAAAAATAAACATTTAGTTCTACATTCTTCATTAAAATAATCACTTATTTCATCGACTTCCTGAAACTCATTATCTCTTGACATAATTAAAACATACATATTCCCAAATTTTAATTCATGTGGTTGTAATTTAACATTGTCTATAAAATATGAATGATTAATCACGTGTGGTTTTATATTTATTAATCTATTAAAATTTTCTCTTATTCTATTCTCTGATATGTAATATTTAAAATATGGATAATCAATCATATTTAAAATTTTTTCTTTTTCTTCTAATGCTTTTTTATAATCATATTTATAATTTAATTCTATAACATTATTTGTGTTCATATATAATATACTTTGTTATAATATATGACAGAAAAAAAAATATATTATATAAATAGCGAAAATCCAGATAAATCGATAGATATAGAATTTTTTAAAGATTTATTTGATAAAAATCCTAACTGGGTTGCTTATAATGATACACATAAAAAAATAGATTTTTCATATGTCATTGGAAAATATAAAAAAATACCTACTGAAATTTCATATCGTTTTACTGCATCACATGAAAAGTATCTAACAAATAAATCAATCTTGTGGAAAACTATTAAAACGGAGGATGAAAATTTTTATAATAAATATATGGTTAAACATTATGAAATTGATGCTGATAATATAGAAAAAAATAAACATATATTCCAGAATAATAAATTAATAATAATCCGTCCAGATTGGGCATTCGAACGACGAGGAATATCTATTGTTAATGATTTTAATTCTTTTAAAAATTATATGAATAGAAAAGGTAAATATATGTTAGAAAAAATTAAAAAAATATACCAAGGTGATAAACATAATTTTATTGCATCAGAATATGTTCAAAATGTGTTACTTTATAAAAATAAAGTCTGTGATTTTAGAGTATTCTTTTTAATAACATATATTAATAATACATATAGAGGATATCTTATTAAACCTATTATTATGAATATTAGTGAATTTGAAAGAACAAAATTTAATATACAAAATATAAAAGAAAATATAACTACAGCTCACGGGACAATAGATTATTATTTAAAAGATTTAATTCCCGAAATTGGAAAAGATAATTATGTTAAAATAAAAAATCAGATTTTACAAATATTATCATTTCTTTTTAAACTAATAAAAAAATATAAAATTATGGAAAAATATCCTGACCAAATTGGATGTTATGAAATATTTGGATTAGATTTCATTTCTGATGATAAATATAATGTTAAATTAATAGAATTTAATGAAAAAACAGGTTTAGGAGATTATGATGATTTTGTTTATCAAAATATTGCAAATTGTATTATAAATGCAACCATAAATAAAGCATATAATAATGAATATAAAATAGAATTAGATGATAATATTAGAAATAAATTTATTAGAATACGTTCTAATAAAAAATATTTATAAATTTAATAAAAAATATTTAAAAAAAAATAATTAATCTTAATCTTATTGATTTGCTGAAGTAAAAATGATTTTTGGGGGATTTTCCATAATATTCGAAAGTGGTGGTAATGCTGTATTACTTGTAGAGTGTTGTATACTAACATTACGTTCGATCTGCGTGTATCCTGTATTAGTCAGAACTGCATTACGATTTGCAGACAATTGAGCAGATGGAGTAGAAATCATACGTTTAAGAGCTTGTGATGTAGAATTCATAACATTTGAACATCCGCCTTGTGAGTGTGCATAAGTAATACAACAACTTTCAGGAATACCATATGTCGTTCCAAGTGCAACTCCATCAAGATTTGCTGCAAGCAGATAAAAGATCCAATTATAAACTTCTTGTTGATGCTTAATCTTTTCTTGCAACATGTGTAGACCAGATGCTCCAGCATATTCTCCAGTAGATGCATTTTCGGCACCATCCGTAAGAATGATCATGATAACTTTTGCCGGACGTACATCAGTCATCGAAGCCAGATCAGATCCAGTATCATCAATGAGCTTGCAGAATGATTCCTGAATAGCAGTAGGACCATTCGGGTTGATTTCTTGTGCTGTAACCATAAATTCTGTTCCATTTACCTTATTCTTAATAATTCTATATGTATTATTAAATGTCGCAAGAGTTGTGGTAATACGTGTAGCAGATTGTTCTCTGACAAGTTTTGTCAATTCATTCGCAGTATTTTGTGGATTGATAATCGACATCGAGCCAGAACAATCGACAAGAGCAACAATATGAGTCCAATTCTCATCAAGAGGGACAAAACCATTTGGTTGTGATTGTGATTGTGATTGTGTAGATTCTTTCTCACTAGACACAGAAGATTCAAAATGAACAGTAGACATTCTAAAGATGATTTAATATATATTATTTATGTATACAATATATTTAATATTTCAATTTTTTTTTCTTCAAAAAAAAATTATTGAGTTTGTTTTAGCAATGAAACAATTTTTTTTTCTTCAAAAAAAAAAATTATTGAGTTTGCTTTAGCAATGAAACAATTTTTTTTAAAGAATAAAAATTATTGAGTTTGCTTTAGCAATGAAACAATTTTTTTAAAGAATAAAAATTATTAAATATCTAAAATTAAAGAAACTATGTTAATATTATCGATATCTACAATTATATTGTCTATTTTATTATCTATTTTATTATTCATTTCATTCGAACTTTTTTTATTATTAATTTCATCATTGTAGAATTTTTCTAAATGATTTACAAAATTTAATAGAAATAAATCATATGAGTTTTGTGTATTCGCGATATCATCCAAATTTATATTATTATTTTCAATATAATCTTTTATATATACAATGTATTTTATTATATTATTATAATATACATTTTCATTAATTATTTCCATAAATGTATTATATTCTTGTAGTATTTCAATAAGTTTCTTAATATATACTATTAAAAAATTAGGATGTATTATCATAAAATATGAATTATAATATATTATTTCATAAATATCTAAAACAATTATTGCTTTATTTTTTTTTCCAAACGTATCTGAACATTTATTAAGTAATTCTTTTATTTTGATGACAATATTTTCTTTTTTTGTAAAAAATTTTTCTACTAAATTTATATCATCGTTATTTGTAATTATTTTTTTACATGATTCACATTCTTCTAAATCAGATTTTTTGAAATTACATAATCCATTTTTTGTCAAAGATAATTTATTGCAAATTTCATTATCACACATATAACAAAAATATTTTAAAAAATATGAATATTTATCTTTATAATATTCACTATCATAATTCATTTTTATTATTATATTATTGTATTACAATAATATAATTATTATGTGATTAAATATCAATTTTTTCAATAAAAGACAAGTAAATTAAATAATTATTGCATAAATACTTCCATTTCATCTACACCACATTGTTCACGAGAAAAAATATTATAATCATTATCAATACAATAAGATACATTTTTACTATCATCGAATGTAACTTTATTGGCTAATTTTTTTTCATAGACAGTGCATTGATCTTCACGTTTTTTAATAAAATTTATATTATCATTATCAAGACAATATTCAAAATTTTCTTTATTAATAAATTTTTCTTTATAATTAAAACTTATATATAAAATTACACATAATATAAGAAATAATACTATTAATGATTCTGGTTGCATATAATATATATTATATATTATAATAAAAATTGATTAAATTAAAATAAATTTAAAATAAATTAAAACAATATATCTTAAAAATAAATATATATTATATGTTTGGCAAAAGACATAAACAAATAATTAAAAACATAATAGAAAAATTATCAAATGATTCAGATAAACAATTAATTGATGATTATTTTGCGTATCATACTGTATTGATCTCATTTTATGCACGAAATGTATTTAGAATAAATTCAAATTGGATAAATTTAAAAAAATCTTATGACGTTAATTATAATTATATCAGAGAAAATAATACAAGTTATAAACTTACAGATATAGAAAAAGAATTAAAATGTCGTCTAAATATAATTGATAAAATTTTTGAAAATAAAGATATTGAAAATATAGATATTGAGAATAAAGACATTGAAATTATAGAAATTAATGATTTTATTGATTATATAAAATATTGTATGAAACATTGTATTGATGATATAGGTATACCATTTAAAATAATGTCATACCGTATACGTAATATTATTGAAAAATATAAAAATAATGAAAATATAATGAATTATAGACCAAAATCAAAAAAAATAAATTACGAAGTATATGATAAATTATTATTTAGTTAACAAATTTAGTTAACAAATTTAGTTAACAAATTTAGTTAACAAATTTAGTTAACAAATTATAAATTACATTCGTGTGTTTCTTGCATTTTTTTTTCTAATGCTTCACTTTCAAGCCATAATTTATGTTCGTTTGAATCACCATCACGTTGTAATTGATTAAAATATTTTGATTCTACATCAATGCCAGCATAGTCGACTTCGTTTGATTGATACTCTTCTATTTTATTGTTATTACAACCTAAATTATTAGAAACATCAAAATTTTCACGATGTGAAAAAATAATGAAGACAAGTACTAATAATACAACGATTAAAAGAATAGTTAAATTATCCATTTATTATATTATAATATTATATATTTTTTTTATTTATATTATAAATTTAATAATATATTATTTAGATTGATATATGTTTTAAATTAATTGATATATTGAATATACGAAATAATCATTATAATCAGTTGTTATATTTGATGGGCCTCCTAGATATGTAAACATTTTTATTTGTATATTATGATTTGTAAGTGTTGGTGTAAATTCAAATATAAATGTTCTACATTTGTGTGAATTTGTTTCATTAATTGCTGTTTGAAATGGTGTACCAGATAAACTACTATCTATATATAAACCTACTTTATATCCAGCTAATGCTGAAACTAAAAATGTAAATGTTATATTTATATAACACAATGCACCAACTATTAATGTTGTAGGTGTTATATTTAAAAATGTATATGTTGATTGTGTTAAACTAGGTAATTGACCTGCTGCGTACAATAAATGTTTCATCATATTAGTATGCGATATACCAGCTACTGTTAATGTATTACCACTAAGTGCACTACCGGTTATAGTACCACTCGCATTTATATTTCCATTTGGATTAATTATTACTGAATTGGTACTATTTGATGTAGTTATTGTACCACTTGCATTTATATTTACAGGTATTAAAAAATTTCTTGCAAAAATTTGTTTCGTATCCTGTGTAACAACTGCTACACGTGTATTATATATATCACATGAAAAATATCTTATACCCGATGTTAAACCATATGATGTTTGATTTATCCAACCAAATCCGGTATTTAACCAAACTGATCCACCATCTGCTGCGGCAATCATATATGTATCATATATACTGACACTATTCCAATTAAATGCAGTTGATAATGATTCTTGTACCCATCCTGATCCAAAATTTGTCCATACACCACCATTCGATGAACTAGCTATCATATTTGTACCATAAATACTTACATCAGTCCATCCATATGATGCTAATCCGGTATTAACCCACGTTCCACTAAAATTATAATAAACACCTCCATAATTTACACAAGCGATCATATTAGATCCGGATATAGCAACACCATACCATGCGGCGCTAGTTGAGATAGATGTTTCTTGATTCCATGTACCTGTTAGATTTGTAAAAACAGAACCACCGTTTACACAAGTAATCATTTTTGTTCCTGCTATACCAGCTGATACAAATCCCAAAGTTGATAAAAACGGCGCAGTACCAGACTGTTGCACCCATCCAGCACCAAGATTTGCACATACACCCAATCCACCGGCAGCACACGCAATCATATTTGTACCAGACATTGCACACGATGTCCAATAACTAAAATCACTTATTTCTGTTGTCCACGATGTACCATTTGTTGTTGAATATATTCCATTAAATGGAGAAGCAACTAATACTTTGGTATCTGATACAGCTACTCCAAGATAACCGGCCCAGCTACCGGTTGATGAATATGTTGACCAATTTTGAGAATTTGTACCAATATTTAATATATTACTAGTGGTTGTACCGGATGCATTTATATTACCAGTACTATTAAGTGTTGCACTGGTTATAGTACCACTTGCATTTATATTACCAGTACTATTAAATGTTGCTCCAGATATTGTTGCTCCAGAAACCGTTCCAGTACCTGCTGTTATAGCTGAACCTGTAATTGTACCACTTGCATTTATTGCACCAGTACTATTAACAGTATTACTAGTGATTGTTCCACTTGCATTTATATTACCGGTACTATTAATTGTTGCACCAGAAACCGTTCCTGTACCCGCTGTTATACTTGTACCGGTAATTGTACCGCTAGCATTTATTGTGCCAGTATTGGCTGTTAGGATTATAGATTCTGGTCCTCCCAATGGATCAGTTATTATTAAATTTCCACTTGCATTTATATTTGTACTAATATTAAAATTATTTCCAGAACTATCATATGATAATTTATTTGCACCGAGTACACGCTTACCATCAGATGAATATAAAATAGAATTATTACTAGCATCTAAATTATTTATATTGACTGTACCAATAAATAAACCACTTGTAGTATCACCGACATTAAGTCTTCCAATTAATGACATATAATATATTATAAATAAAAATAAATAAATAAATTTACATATAAATTACATAAAACTCAGAATTTTATTAAATATTTCCAGATTGAATTCGTTTGTGCCAGTAATAGATTGCATATTTCTAATTATATTTTTTATTTGACGTCCATTAAAATCATAATTACAAATTCTTTCTATATTTTCTGTATTGTAAATCATACCCGAAGCATTTAATAGGTTTTTCCAAATAGCTATTTTTTGTTCTTTTGTCAGATAATCATATTTAAGAGATACACTAATTCGACTCTTAAATGCTTCATCTATAGTATTTTCTCTATTTGTTGTTAAAAACATAACCCCGTCATATCGTTCTAAAAGTCGTAAAAATACACCTACCATTGCATTACGTTGGATATCTTCTGTTGTACGTTTTTCCATAAATACATCCGCTTCGTCAATCAATACTACAGCATTCCATTTTTCTGCAATTTCTAGAATTTGTACAAGTTTCTTCTCAAGCATATCAACATTTGTACCAAGTTCACCTGATGTAATACTATATAGTGGGTGTTTCATTAATTCAGAAACTGATTCACAAGTTAAAGTTTTACCAGTACCAGGTGGTCCATGTAATAAAAAGATACAACCGCCACTTTTACCAGTAATAATGTCTTTAAAACAATTATTATAATTTAGAATCATTGATTTAATCATCATTTTTAAATCAGAATCTAATACTAGATAATCAAATGCATTTTCATCAAAAACTATCTCCTCGATTAAATCAATGTAGATCTGACCCCATCGTTTAGCCTTAAAACTAAATCCAGATAAAAATGGATATGTCATAAACATTAATTCTTCCGGTACTAGAATATTATCATTTGTATTATTTGTATTATACATATATCCTTGCGATGATTTATAAATTGTATCATAACCTACTTTATCTACCATTATGCGTCCATTTGCATCAAATTCTTGAATACCGTATTGTGTATTAATAAACATTTTTCCATTATATTTTAGATAATGTGTATTTAAAGCATATTTTACAAATTTTTGTCCACGTTGTGTTAAAGTTTTATTATCTTCCTCTGTCATAAGTCGTACAGATAGATCTTGTGGATTACATGTACCACGAAAAAATGGAATATAGAATTCTTTTGTAACTTGAGTATATTTCTTACCATTAGTAGTTGTAAGTTTTCCTTGAATCATGAAATATCTTTCTCCCATACCTCCAGTGATATATTCAGTATGATGAACAACACTTCCAACTAAGTGACCATCCATTAATGTTACAAATTTTTCTCCAATTTTCAAAACATCTTGAAGCATATCAAATGTAATTTTATTTGATTCTAAGATACGTTGTGTTTGTTTAATTTTATCTGCAAATAATTCTGTTAGACGAAATACAAGTTCTATTAGAATAATATTTCCGGTCTCAACACGTTCTTGCATTTGACGATAGAATTTATAAAAATAATCTACAGATTTAGTTGTATTATCTTTATAAAAATCTTCATCGTCGGTAATATCAGCTAGATTATCCATAACTTGAGAATTAGTATATGTTCTGGAAAAAGTAAACATAACCTTTCCATTCTCATCACAAGATTCAGTATAAGCGGGTGAATATTCCATTAAGATATGATATATAATATAATAGCATAGTTAATAAAATTAATATTTTTCAATTTTTTTGAAAGAAAGAATTTGCGTAATCAAACTCTCTCTTAGAAAAAAAAATATTATATTATATTATGAATAATATAAAATTACATATTGTTGTATCTGATAATAAAAATTTATTCAATAAATTAAATACTATAACTAATACTATAATTAAACCTGAATATAAATCAATAATATATAAAAAACATTCAGGATTAAAAAATGGTTGTAATAAATGTTGGTTAAATGCCGGTATACAAATGATAGGATATATGGATGATATAAGTCAACAGATAATAAATATGAATCCATCTGGAGACCCTATAAAAAATAATTTTAAAAAATTATTTAAAGATTTATTAAATGGAACTCCACCAATAAATTATGGTACAACTTTTGATCTAAAACAAAATCATGGTAATTTATATCAATATATCTTACAAACATTAATGAAAATAGAATATAAAAGTTTTGAAGATGCTGCAGAAGGACTTGATAATTTATTTAATTATTTTAAAAATATATATATAAATATCTATAATATAGAATATAAAAATATAATTACGCGCCAATGTTTAGAAGGAGATCCTAACCCATCAATACAAATACAAAAAGAAATAATTTATAGATTAGACACTCCTATATTAGAAGGTCCTATAATAAATAATCGTCCTATAATACCACTTGATAATCTTAATGATTATATAAATAATTTTATAAAAGAAAAACATATAGATGATGAAGATAATTATAGAGAAGGTTGTACATCACAAACACGACCAAATTATGGTCCGTATAAAGAAATAACTCAAGGTATCCCGAGAAAATATTTGATTATTCAATTAAAATTATTTTCTATAAATGACGGGGTATCTAAAAAAACACCACCAAATTTAAATATATCAAAAAAAATAATAATCAATAATAATAAATATTATTTATCAGGATTTATTGTACATATAGGCTCAACAATACATGGATATCATTATGTATTTTATAAAGTATTACCTGATGGCTCGGGGATTTTATATGATGATCGTATACCCTCAGATATATCACCAAGTGAAATAGAAAGATTATTAACCCAAAATATTGTAGCTAAAACACCATATATACTATTATACGAGAAAAGGGAATTTACCGGATATATTTGTAATATTAACTATAATATAAAAATATCTTATACAGAAACAGATATTATTAATGATAAATTAGAATGTTATTCCAATGGTGTTTTAACAAATTTTATTTATGATAATTTTATTTTTAATGAATTTGTATTTGTGAATAATACATTATATTATAAAATAAATATTACAGAACAAAATAAACAAAATTTAAATCTATTAATAGATGTATTATGTAAAAATTTATTTATTAATGAATCAGATTATAATATCATAAAAGAAGACACTGAACATATATCAATAAAAATATTAGAGTTTCAACCAGATTGTGATAAAGATTTAATATTGGGTATAGTAAATAGTTTATTAAATAAAATATCAGAATCAGAAACAATAAATAATTTTAATTTCAAAATATTGTGAAATAAATAAAAAAAGGACAAATTTAATAAAAATTACACAATTCAAACTTTTTAACAAAATGATATAGTTCAATTTTATCACCAAATGTCTTTTTCATATCATGTAGATTTTTTTCTACATCATCGATAAAAAGTACTCTTTCATATTTTTCATATTTATCAATAATATTTTTCAAATATTCACCTTTATTCTTGCCTGCAACATAATAAACATTAGGATTTTTGATATTTATCTGTTCCAAATGCTTTTCAGTAATATGTCTAAATTTTGGATTTCTTGCAGTCAAAAAAAAATGTCTTGATTCTGTTTTATTTATTTTTTCAATCAGATCATAATAACCATTATAATCCATATGATGTGGTGTACTTTGTTCAACTTTCTCAATCCAGTCTGCCACCGCAAAATCTATTGCTATAATATCATTATCGTGAAGTTGTTTATAATGTGAAATTCTTTCTCCAAAATATGTATTAGCAAATTCTTTATATCCCATAATTGTATCATCAACATCAAAAATACACAATACTTTATCTTTGGAAGCAAATGGGATTTGAGAAAAAGAATTGATTTGACGAATCATTTTATTATTTATTATATTATTTAATTGGATATAATATGACATTTATTATTTCAATTTTTTTCTATTTCCTTAGAAAAAAATTATTGAGGTATGTGAAACAATTTTTTTCTAAGGAAATTATTGAGGCATGTGAAACAATTTTTTTATTTTATTATAATATATAATATATGGGTAATTTTTTTAGTCGAGTTTATAATTATTTTTATTCAACTGATAAGATAGTATATTCTAGAGATTTGTGTATAAGTATACCTGTTACACAAAATGATATATATAAAGAAAATAATATTAAAAATGATATAAAAAGTAATAAACAAAAAAAATTATATTATGAGCATGAAATAATAGAAATATAATTTAACAGATTGCATATATTTTTGCTAAACCAATAGTTTGTTCATTAGTTCTTATAACAAGATTACAATGTATTTTTTCTGGTTTATCAATAAATTCTATCTCAACATCTATTAATTTACTATTTCCTTTCAAATCAATAATATTTTTTTCGGTTACATAATTATATTTATCATTTTTTATATTTTTAATACATATGTGATAATATTTATCTTTTGAATGGGCAATTGCCATAAATCCAGATGTTATCAATCCGTCAATAGAATCAAATATAAATTTAGTTTTTATAGTTTGTATATTTGTCAAATCAAAATATTTATCGGAACTTGGTTCAATTTTGATTGATTCTATAATCGACATTAATGATTCTGTTGGATTGTATTCTTTTTTATTAAGAATATTATCACCAGACAAAGCAGAAATTGGACAAAATTCTATATGTTTGAATTTAAATTTCTTTATACGTTCTGTAAAATCATTTTTAATTTGATTAAATATATCCACATCCCAATCAGTTAAATCCATTTTATTAATACATACAATAAGCGATGATATACCCATACCGCGTGTTATCAAAATATGTTCAAGTGTTTGACCTTTTAGACTAGATTCATATTCACCTTTTCGTGCGGATAATACAATAATAGCAAGATTGCAATGACTAGAACCCATCACCATCTCTTGAACTAAATCCTTATGTCCCGGTACATCATAAATTTCATATTGTTTCTCTTTATAAGAAAAAGCATAATTAGTATAACCTAATGTAATACCACGTTCTCGTTCCGATTCATCAATATCAAGCAGATATGCTAACCAGAAAGATTGTTTTCCGTTTTTTTCTGCATCGCGTTGAACTTTATTTATTTCTGATTCATCAACAGTTTTAGTATCAATTAAAATACGTCCTGCTAAAGTAGACTTACCAGAATCGACATTACCAAGCAAAACAAAAGTTTTTTTAGAATTTGACATTAATATAATTAATAATTAAATAAATAAATAAATTAGATATTATTTTTTTCAATTTTTTAAGCTTATATTATATAATAGCACATCCATATGATGATTTAGATCTAATTGGAAACATGAAGTTTCTATAAGAAGTATAAAAATGATAGATATCGGATATTTATTTGCAACTGCTTCTATAATTGGTTATATTGTAGCACGTACATTATCTAATGTATTTAAATTTGACAAAAACAACTATGAAAAAAATACTAAAGGCAATATTAAACTTGCAACAGAAATAATATTATATGACTTTAATTGGTATTATCATTTATGCGTCTAAACAAATTATTCAAGCATTACCTTTTCCATTCGATCGTAATAAAGGCTGGAATTCACCACAAGGATTTGTTGGTTATAGACATAAAAAATTAAGAGAATGAGAGAAACCATATCCAATTGCATTCTTTATAATATTATTCTAAGATTCATTAAAAGCTAAAATTGCTTATTTTACTGAATTAACAAAATTTTAAAATATCATTTAAAAACAATTTTCTTCTTTCAAAAAATTGTTTCGTCTTTAAACTCAATAATTTTCTTCTAAGAAAGAGTTTGCTTAAGCAAACTCATTCTTTCAAAAAATTGAAAATATAAATTTATTTTTAATTAAAATTATACTTTTGTATTATAAAAGAATGAACTTAATCTGTATTATTGGTAATATTGGTGTTGGTAAATCAACGGTAGCTGAAATATTTAAACAAAATGAATATGTAGAATTAACTTTTGCAGATCCAGTAAAACAAATTGGATTAATATTGGGATTTGAACAAGAAGAATTATATGGATCACAAGAGAAGAAATTAAAATTAAATGATTTTTGGGGTGTTTCCGGACGCGAATTCATGCAAAAATTTGCTACTAATATTATGCGAAATGAATTACCAAAACATATCAATATGAATATGGATAATAAAACAGTATGGGTTAGGTTATGTCAAAAAAAAATTAATAATCTTCTAAAACAAAATAAAAAAGTTATTGTGAGTGATGGAAGATTTCCAGATGAAATAAATATGATTAAAGAAATGGGTGGAATTATTATTAAAATTGTCAGAAACAATAATTATGATATCCATCATGAAAGTGAATCATATATTTCTAAATTAAATGCAGATATAATAATTGACAATAATGGAAATATTGATGAATTGAATAAAAAAATTAGTTTAATAATTCACTAGAGTACATATAAAATATATGATATTATCCTTTAGTTTTTTTTATTATTCATTAATTATTGTTATGTTATTATTTTTTTTATATTTATTTGCATCATCTAAATCCAAAAAGTTTTATACACATTTTATCTCTACATAATGTATTATAAACAAATTCAATTAGAGTTGATTCGAATGATGACATTATATTAACTAAATTAACTAAATTAACTAAATTAACTAAATTTCCTTCTGTTGTGTTTCAATAATTTGTTTTATACATTCTTCAATTGATAATTCATTATTGATACATGATTCAATAATTGATTGTATTTTAGCCACTCTGAATTTACGGTCTGGTAATTCTATATTATCTGGTAATTTTATATCATAAACGTGTTCAAGATATAATTTCATATTGTTTGATGACATTTTATCAAATTTTAATTTTATGTCGAATCTGCCGTCACGTATCATAATTGGATCTAACCGTTCTGGATTATTTGTATCCATAACAATAATACGACCATGTTGTTCATCAACTCCATCAAATAATTCTCTAAAAAATGCTTTATTTAATGTTTTCTTTTTATCTTTAGTATCATTTTCATCATTTTTATTCAAATTAATTACAATATTTTTTTCATTATTTTCTACTTCCTTTGTTTTTTTAGATTCTTCGTCTTTAAGAAATTCTTCACATAAATAATCAATCTCCGGTAAATGAATAATTTTTTCTTTTAATGAATCTTGTTTATAAGAATTTGTTTTTAAACTCATATACCAACAATCCATAAAATCATTTATATCATCATAATTTTTAATATTTATTGTATGTATATCAAGATTCAAATAATTTGAAATTGCTTTTAATACTGATGTTTTACCACATCCCGGTTCTCCATACAATAGTATACCTATAGTATAAGGTCTACCTAATTTTTTATATAGTGCTTCATTATTTTTAAATCTATCTAAACTTTTTATTAGGATATCTTTACCATCAAAGAATAGATTATCAAATGTTTTAAACGATTTAAAATCTTTTGCACTTTCTTCATCTCGTGTAATTTGTATATTTTTTTGACTCACACTTTGTTCCCATTCATTTATCCATTCATTAATTTTTGTTTCTATTTCTGTTGATTTATAATATCTAGATGTTAATGTTATGGTATATATTGTAATACGTGTTACGACTGCTTCATCTTTTTTTTTATCAATATCTTCAGATGATATACTAACATTAATATTATTAACATTTGTTTTATCCATATATCTTATAATAAAATCTTTTCCATTATTATCATAATTAATATGTAATGGTTTTATTTTATTATTTTTTATAATATAATCTAATGCCTGTAATACTCTAAATCTATTATCTGGATTTGTTGGAGCACATGTTATAACAACTTTCCCCTTATTCATAAAATCAAGATTCCACATTTTTTTCGTAAGATTTTTTATATCACTAAGTGAATAATTAAATAATGACTGTATTATCTTTGCTACTATTAATCCAAAAATCATGTCATATATCATATTGTTTGTTTTAAAATGTGTTTGTAATGATGATATAACAGAGTATTCACTAATATGATTCATTTAAAGTAATATATATACTATTTAATATAATTATATAATAATTTTATTTATCAATTTTTTTCAATAAAAAATGAATTTATAAGATTATATAACATATGTTAACTAAATAATCATACATAAGATGTGTTATATTGATATATTATTAGTTTTATTAGTTTTATTAGTATTTATATATTTCATTCCTTATGCTTATAATTATATAAAAAATAAATCAAAAATATATATTAGATTAAAATCGTATATAGTATTAGAAAATTATTATAACTCTTCATATATTACAGATAGAATTGATGGAGTTGATTCGAATAAAAAATATATTTTCAAAAATCATATATACATATTTCTGAATAATGATTTAGATATAAGTCAATTTCATACTTATAATTATAATTTAGATTTATCATCAATAAATAAAAATGATGATAACCAATTTATTAGTTATTATACAATCTATACACCCATTGGATATTATAAAAAATATTTCGATATTATATTGAATACAAATAAATTTGAGGATACTGATATAAAAAAAATAAAAAAATCATATTATGATCGATGTGAACCACTAATTATACAAAATATATCATATGATAATTGTATTTTTGATTTTGTTGATTTTATTGATTCTAATTATATTTTATATAATGAATTTATAAATATGTTTAATGACAAAGATAAGAATATAATAAAAGTTGGTGCATTTGGTATATCTGGTAGTGGTAAAACATATTTTCTAAGAAATATAAAAAAAATATTATTTCATAACAAAAATAATACTTTTATAATAAGCCAAGATTTATACAAAACTATTTATCACATAATAAATAATAAAAATATAGATCATAATAATAAACTTAATAAGATTAAAAGATATCTATATCAAAACCATTGTTATGATTATAAAATCATATATATTAATTTTGATATACCTGAATTAGAAACATATATTGATGATATATTTGAAATTATTAATAATATGAAATTATTATCATTCAAATTGATAATATTATGTGAATCATATAATCCGAAATATACTAAATATACTAAAAATTTAGATATTATTTATAAAGGAGATTATCTTAATAACGATCAAATTGATAAAATAAATATTAAAATAAATAAAAAATTAAATAATCTTTGTCATGTAAATAATCTTTGTCAAAAAACAATAAATGATATTATATCATTTATTTTTAAGGATTATAATATTTAAATTATGTATTTTTTCCAAGGGATAATGGACCAGATGGAACAGATCTTTTTGTTGAACCAGTTCTAGTTGGACCGCCTTGTTGTCTTGATGAACCAAGTCCAGGTGTTGAACCAGTTGTAGATAATGATAATGGTACTGATCTAGCTGATTTATTTTGTGAATCAGCTCTATCAGCTCTACCAGTTCTAATAGGTCTTGTTTCACATATTGCTTTATACACAAATATATTCATTAACCAATATGGATGAAAATTTATAGTAAATTCAAATGTATTTCCAAAATTTATCTCATTTGTTAATAAAAATCCACTAAAATATGTATTAATAAGATATACAATATCTTTTGTTAATTCTTCTTTTAATTCTTCTTTTAATTCTTCTTTTAATTCTTCTTTTAATTCTTCTTTTAATTCTTCTTTTAATAAATACAATAATTTAAAATGTATTTTTTGCAAATGTATTTTTTGCAAATTTATTCTTATAACTTTTAATTTCTTTTCTAATGATGTTTCTACACATTTATTAATTTCAATGTTAATTATATCCAATAGGTCTTTAATATATTTTCCTTGTTCATCTGGAATTTCTACAACATAACTAAAAGATTTTGTATCAAAATAACTATACATATTAACATCATATAATCCAGTATATTCGGTATCTTTATTGTGTAAATCTTCACATATGCTTTTATTTATTTTTTGATTATAACACGTAAAACAATCTTTATATTTATGCAAAGAACACAATATATTTTTCATAACTTCATATTGTTTATAGTATTCAATCAATTCTGTTTGGCGTTCTTTTATTTTATCTATTGCTTTGTCTATTTTTCCTTTCTTTGGTGGTTTAAATCCTTCATATATTAAACTCATAATTGATGATTTAAAGTCATTTTGATTCGTTTTACCTCTTTTTGCTTTACCTTTTGCTTCACTTTGTGCTGAACTGTCTTCACTCTCTTCTTCATCTTCATCTTCTTTATCTTCTTCTGGTAGTCCATCAGATTCTGGAGCTGTCGGAGCTGTTGAAGATTCTGATTGTTCAACATCTGCAGATTCGAATTGTATTCCTTTATATGTTGGATTTTGAATTTCTACTATTTTTCGCAATAAATCTAAATTAAATTTGATATTTTTTAAAATATTATCTTTTTCGTCTTGTCCCAGTTTTTCAATTAGTTTAATATATATATTATATTGTCTATTATAATAATCGTTATATTTTTTTTTTAACAAATCTGCTCCTAAAAAATTAGTAATAAAAACATTAATTCCGTTATATTTATCATCTGTCCCTAATTTTTCTTTTTCCGCAGATATTTTCTCCTTAATTGTATTTTTAATTAATTCGATATCAAATCCTCTTATTTTATCAATAAAAAAATTAGTATTATTCGCATTATTTGTAATTTCAGATAAAATATTGTACAATTTGCAATTTTTTCTTATTTGTAAATTAATACGACAAAAAGCTTTATCTCTTTCTTCTTGACTTGTAGATGTTGTTGCTGTTGTCGATGTGAATTGTGTTTCGTCTTGCATATTTTGTTGTTGTACAAATTCTGTTACATCTACACTTAAACGTGATTTTGTTGTTACTGGTGCGGATGATCGTGCTGCTTTATCTGCTGCTGCTTTATCTGCTGCTGCTTTATCTGCTGCTGCTTTATCTGCTGCTGCTTTATCTGCTGCTGCTTTATCTGCTGCTAGGCGTTTTGCTTCTGCTTCTGCTGCTAGGCGTTTTGCTTCTGCTTCTGCTGCTTCACGTTGACGTTGTGCTTCTTCTTCTGCTATGCGTTTTGCTTCTGCTTCTGCTGCTGCTTTACGTTGACGTTGTGCTTCTTCTTCTGCTTCACGTTGACGTTGTGCTTCTTCTGCTAGGCGTTTTGCTTCTGCTTCTGCTGCTAGGCGTTTTGCTTCTGCTTCTGCTGCTAGGCGTTTTGCTTCTGCTTCTGCTGCTAGGCGTTTTGCTTCTGCTTCTGCTGCTTCACGTTTACGTAATTCTTCTGCTGCTTTTGCTTCTTTTCTTTCTTTTTTTTCTGTTTTTCTTCCTTTTACTGTTTCCCAATCCTCCCATGAGTCAACTGGTGGTGATGATGTTATTGCTTTACTTTGTGCTTCTGATGGTGCCGTCACTACTGTGTCATGTTGTGCCTTTTTTGCTGCTGCTATTGGTGTTTCTTCTGCTATTCGTGCTTTTTCTGCTACTGTTTCTTCTGCTGTTGATGGTGTTTGTGCTTTTGCTGCTGATGGGTTTGATATAGCATCCCAATCCTCTTTTGCTTTTATTTCTTCTGCTGCTTGTTGTTTACGTCGTTCTGCTTCTGCTGCTGTTATTTCTTTCTTTGAATGTTTACCTCCACCATATAAACTTTCTTTTAGATCTAAATATTTTTGCTTATATTTTATATATTTTTCAGTGTAATCCATATATAATATTAATTAAAAAAAATTATTTAATAAAAATTAATCCATATAATCATTATAACAAAAAATATAAAGTATATATAAAATATATTTTTATAATATTTAATCATATTATTATTTTTATTTATTTTATATTCTATATTATTATTTTTATTATTAATATTTGTTGTCATTATATTTATTTTTTGTTCTAATTCTAATATCTTATTTGTTAATTTGACATTTAATTTAATTATGTCCGGTATAAATTCCTCATTATCTATACTATTTTCCTCAGAATCATCAACATTATCATCATTATCAACATCGTCAACATCATTATATTCAGTATCATTTTCTTCATCATATAATTTTATTGTTCTTTTTGTAGGACCATAGTAACCATTATGAAATAACGATTCACCAAAATTATATTCGATAGATTCTATTTTATTAGATTCATCAAAATAATCATCAAAATCTTTACCAAATTCTTTTTCAATAATATTTACACGTAAATGAAATATTATTGAATATATTTCTGCTAAAAATGAATCTGTTATCATATTTGTATCGCAATTATATTTTATTTGTGTATTTATTACATATTTAATATTATCATTTAATTTGAAATATTTTGGATAAATATTTTTATTATTAATAAATTTTTCTTTTTTATCTATTATTGTAGTATTTTTACCATAGTACGGATAATTTTTATTATAATTATTGTTTTTGTCATGTGTGTGTATATTAAGTGTTAAGAGTATATGTGGATAAGTTTTTAATGTTGAATCTCTGGTTTTGGTATTTATATCGATTAAATATTCATCAGATATACTTGTTGTTTTATCATATCCTATTCGTATCAAATTATTTTTTTTTTCAAATATTATATTATTTGTAAATTCGATTTCATCATAATATAAATAGACTTTACCACTAATTATATATACATTATATTGTTTAGATATATTCATTTTATTTAATAACATTAAACTTAGTAATATTATATATTAATTTATAAAGAAATCAATTTTTTATAATATAGACTTTAAGTCTATATTATAAAAAAGTAGTTAAGGCTAAAAATGAAGATTTTACTAAACTTAATTTTTCGCGAAATCAATTTTTTATTATAGTGTTGTTTAATAGTTTCTTTATTTCTTTTTTCTATTTTTATTTTAGATACATATATAAGATCATGAAAAATAAATCTATAAAATCTATTATTATTAAAAATGAATATATTTTGTCATCTTT